ACGACCGCAACTTACGGACACTGGCTAAACGATTACGAAGAAGATCCAGAAGAAACTGCAAGAGAAGATCAAGCAGCATTGTCATACTAAAAAAAAAGGCCGCAAGCGCGGCCTAGTTTGCTATGTGGTTTTTGTTAGAAGTTGTCCGGATCTTGCATCTCTTCCCACAAAGTAAAGATATCATCACCAGCTAATCCCTCGTCGTTCATTATCTCGATTACCTGGTCAAGCTGTTCCTCTGTAGCTTGTCCTATCTCACACATTCCATTCTTAGCAAACTCGACAAACTGTTTGATTGTGTATTTCATTTATACTCCTATTGGTTCAAGTGTTTGTTTTGCGATTAGTTTTTCCCAGGCTTGCCTGGTCATCTGGCATTTGCGATTGCCGCCGATCTTGCTGATCTGTGAGGTTGAGGCATACACCCATTTCTTTCCCACAATCACCCACACTTTGCGATGATCGCCGCCTAGTACATCCGGGCAATGCTGCATCATGTACCCGGTGGCCTTATCCCATTTCTTGCCGATGGGCCGGCCATGTTTGCGTGGTGTTTTGATTAGCTTTGTGTTTTTTCTAATCAGCAATTATTGCGCTCCTTTCTGTTTGTTGAAACTGAGGTTGTCATATATGACATTGCAGATATGATCCTTGGCGATCTTGATGTCTGCGAGTGCAGCAGCTGGGAACAAATCTGGTTGTCTTTCTGCCAGGGTGATAAGACCCATGACGTAGGGATCATGTCCGGTTGCGTCCTTGACAATTTTTCGCATCATCTTGAGTGAGGCTGGAATACCAGCCTCCATCTTTTTGAAATCTAGCGGTCTATTCAATTAAGCAACTCCTTTCTTGTTTTTGCTGTATCCCCACTTGTGCTGCGCTACGTCAGACATTACATCGGCAGCCTTGTGTTTGATGGCTTGCACAATCCAGTAGGCATCTTGATGGATCCAATCGTTGACCTCGCAAGCTTGGTAATCGTAGTTGCTGCACATTCTGTAAATGTCAGCGGCAGTAAGGTGAAGATTAGGAACATAACTTTTACCGACAAGAGATATTGGCCCGGTGTTAAGTTCTGCTAAACAATAAGCAACAAAATCTGCGCTGTTGTCTTGCTCGTTGTACCTTGCGTTGATACTGTCTACGTTAGCTTTTGCTAAGATCTTGACCAGGTTTTCTGGATCGCTATCGATCTCTTTCTTTGTGAAGAGATTGTATATGTAGGTTTTGTGTCGTCTTGATACGGCCCACTTGACCATCTCTGCGATTTGTTCTGGCGCGACTAAATATGCACTCATAAAGTGTCCTTTCTGTTTGTTTTTGGGGAATGTTTTCGAATCACTTGATCCATTTACTCATTATTATTGACACAATGCGTCAATCATTGCAAGTAAAAAGTAACAGAAAGTGTTACACAGTATATTTTATTAGTTAATCTTAGCGCCTAATCGCTCGAGAACATGGCTTGCAAGATAGCTGGTGCGGCCGCTCTTGTGGATCTCGTAGTCACCATGCGCCAGGATCCGCCGGAGTCTATGGTAAGCAGCCGGTTTAGATAATCCCGGGAACAGCAGCTTGCCAGCCTCTGATAGCGTATACAATCCTTTAGAATTGTGGGCGGTCAGTTTCACTACTGTCATCATCATCACCAAAGTTAGGTCTAGGATATTCTCGTAATTCTTTAGGAACATCGAGAAAGAGTAGGGGCCGCTCGAGCACTGGCCATACTCCGCCGGGTTCTCCTTTTTCTTTTATGCTTAGTCCTAGCTGCAACTGTCCGTTGCCGTGTTTCATTGCCAGGTCAAGCAGTGTTTGATAAGCCTCTTGGATCGCAGCACGTTGCTCGTTAGTCTGCGGCAGCTGCCGGCCATCCTCACCTTTGCCGGTGCGAAACTGCAACCAAGCAGCGCATTGATAATCATTATCCTTTTTTAATCCGCCACCTAATCTAAATTGATTGTTTCCGAAGTGCGGTTTCGATCCGCCGATCTTAATTTTTTCCATGTTACTTCCCTAACTTTTTTTCCATTTCATCATATTTATCTTCAATGATCTGTGCCATTGCTGGAGCCTCTTCTTTTACTCGCCGATAGTTTGCTTGCTCTTTATTAAATATTGCGTTCATCTGCCCGATAGATTTAGAGAACTTAAATTCTCTAACCATGCGATCGACAAACTTTTGAAATATATCATCGTTTTTGCTGGTCGTTTTTTCTGCCTCAACATCGTCCGGAAAGCTTTCGCTTTCTTGCCGCAACTCTTCCATTGCTGCATCTTCTGCTTTTTCCCTGGCTTTTTCGACGGCCTCGTTCATGTCCATCGTAACTCCTTTTAATTCAGCAACCTCGATCTCAAAGTCGCTGGCAAACTCGCCGCCATGTAATCCCAGGTTAGCTAACGCGCGGCCAATAGCTGATGTTTCGCCATTCTCCACAGCTGACGTTCTGTTTACGTTTCCGGCTCCGCGTATCTCCTCGGCTATCCCGGTAGCAACTGGACGTTCTGCTTTCGGCGGATATATTTCTGCAACAACCACAACGCGCTTGCCGTCGTCAACTGTTACCCTGGTATTAACAGCGTAGTCCGGAAAATACTTTCTGAATACTTCTACACGCATGGCAACTGTCGTATATTTCTTCCCTTTCATATCGACACCATCTTTTTTATTCAACGCATCGATCTCTTGCATGGCTGCTTGCAGCTGGTCTTTCATTTGAATACACTCCTTGCTAATTCTTTCAGTTCTGGTTGCAGCGTCCAGGCAAATCCATCGTGCCAATCTGGATCGATCATGCTAAACAAATCGTTCTGGTCTGCTGCTCTTTTCAATAGCTGCTCTGTTACCTGGTGATGCCGGGCAATCTCTTTTACAATCCTGGCTAAGTTCTCGTCGCTAAGCTCCGGTGAATTGTCCTGGTCAAAAATTCTAAACTCTTTCCAGTTTGCGTACACCAGGAACGGCGGCTGCTGACCATTCAAGGCCCAAAAGCCGGCGACCTGGTACAATGCGCTCTGCTCGAAAGGCCCGGACAAATTTTTTGGTAGGTATGATTTTTGTTTTACGCTGCTCCATTTTGTTTTTAGATCGCCGCGTCGCGCATAGTCTGGTCGTGTGTTGTGCGGCAGTTCGCATCCCGGCAGCTTGTCCTGGAGAATAATCTCACCGACATATCGGTTCTCCCTGGACATGGCTTGCTTCAATCCCTCGAGCGCATGGTTGATGACCAGGGGAATCTCCTCTTTGTAGAGCTCGATCTCCATTTCGTCGCTATTTCCAAGAAAATCGCTGATAAAATGACGATTCTGAAAAATTAGCCCCTCAGATTTGGCCCAGGAGTGCGCTTCAGCAAGTTTCATGGGTTCTGCATCATCAATATTTAGCACACTATCAACGGCTTTTTGTGTAGCTGTACCGGCGACCATCCGTGGGGATGCTGCACGATTGGGATCAAATTGCCTGGCACGATCCGGATCCTCTTTCCAAAGCTTATTTAGCAAGGGCCGGACGATAACTTTGTCGAAAAGCTTGCGTCCTCGAGGCTGCGACATGGGATTGCTATGATGATGGTAGTCAAAACGCAAAGCATAGTCGGGTGTCAGTTCGGGCAGCGGCATGTTATCTCTCTAAGTTGGTACGCGCCGCTTGAAGGATTAAACACGGCGCGTCTAACAGTGATAACAAATATTGTTACTATGCGTCAATAACTAAAATCAATAATATTGCAGATAGCATCAATTATCTTTTAGAATTTCAAAACCCTCTGCTGCCGGATCGTAAAGCATAAAGCGAACCGGTGTGGCCCATTGCAAGGTGCAATTAGGCATAAAATCGTTTTCAGATGTAGGATATTGCACTTTCTTTTTGGTGTCTTTAGATTGCATGGCCTCGACCATATTAATTATACGACGTACTGTATGCGTTTTGAAATCGCTGTTCTCAAAAGGGTATCCACACACGGCAATATTTTTTCCACTGTCGCAGCAGTTTTTAACCATGCAGATACTAATTTGACCGACAGATTGATCGTGAACATAGCGCTTGTCTATGGGCCGGCGATCAACAATAGCTATTGCTGTTTTCTTTTTTGTGAACCATCCGGGCGCAAAGTATGCAGCATGATAGGGTTGAAAACTAAGCGGCCCGGCAAGAAAACGCTGCTTTGATTCGTCTTGTCCAAACATATCGAGCACACCAGCTGTTGATAGCGATCCGATGATAGGACACATGCTGCGCTGAAACAGTATTTCTTCTGGCGAACATCCCAGGATCTTTGCGTACTTTATCGCATCCTCGATGCTAATATTCTGCTTGCCGTTTAAGTGCCTGGATACAGTTTCGGGGCGCAATCCCATTTGTTCTGCGATCTGCACACCGGACATGCCGGCTCTTTTTGATAGTTGTTTAAGATTGCTTACTGTTTGTACTTCTGTCATATCGTCATCGAAATATGGTATATTTAGTATGTTCATGTTTATCCTCCAAACTGTAGCAAATCAAGTATTTTGTAACAACAAGTGTTACGTAAGACATTTAACGTATTAATAAATTCTGAGTAAGTCAATCATATTTATGTCATTAATCATTGGTTATTATATAACACTTGCAAAGTCGAGCAATGTAACTTAATCTGTTAAATCAATATTATTGATCGTAATATTGATATCTTGATTGTAGGAATATTGATGTGACACTTGAGCAATGGCGAAAAGATAGGGGTTTGACGTATCGGCAGCTAGCAGAGTTGCTTGATGCACCGGGCGCTGGTGTTGTGCATCGCTGGTGCTTACATCGCAATCATCCAGGGGCCGCTCGAGCAGTGCATCCAAACAAGGAATACATGCGCCGGATCAAGGTCGCAACGGATGGCGCAGTGCAGCCGAATGATTTCTACCAGGACGAGATATGACAGAGGCGCAGCTGCAAAACCTAGTTGCGGATTATCTGCGTGCTGCTTTACCGGACGGATCTATCTTTCATCACTCACCAAACGAGGGCAAAAGTCATGTGGCGCATCGTGTCAAGCTGCGTAAAGCTGGCATGTGTACCGGCTGGCCGGATCTCGAGATCTTTTGTCCAGGTAAGCCGCCGGTGTTTATCGAGCTCAAAGTTGGCAAGAACACAATAACGGCAGCACAAAACAAAACGCTGCAAGCATTATCAACAGCTGGTTGCGTCACAGCGGTATGCAAAAGCCTGGACGATGTTCGCAAGGTGTTAGGCACAGTTGTGCAGATGAAAGATCATTCACAAACAGACAGTTTTTTATTTCAAGCAAGGAGGAATATTTATGGATCTTAGAAAAGAGGCTAGAGAATACATCGACTATCGAATGAGCCAGGGTTGGAGTTTGCTTAGAATAGCAAAGCTGCATGACGTGCCGCCGCAGTACAGCAATTGCTACACTGAAAGCCACTTAGTCGATGTCATTGCAAAAGATGCTTTGCAACTAAGCTGGGGCATGATCGATGCAAAACTCTCACATCGATAAGCATTTGACCGGTAGATTTGGCCAGCTGTTTGCCAGGTACAATAGCAGCGTTTGGCAGCGCTTTTTACTTAGATGCAAAAAGTTGTTTACAAGATGGAAATAATTGATACCCTCGGTAATTACCGCGCCCGGGCAG